AACGGAATATTGATTAAGTGTGCCTGATTTAATTTGACGTAATGCTCTTTCTGCTTGAGGTATTTCATCGTACACAGCTTCAAAGTAAAGCCCGTAATCATCTTCCTGTAAAATAGTGAATTGCCCTATAGGCTCATCTGTTCTGTGTTGCCATAAATGAATAATCTTATTTTTAGCTTGGCTTTTTGGCCCTCTTTCCTGTATAGACTTGGCGCAACAGCCCCTAATGAATATCGTGCCGTATGTGTCTCGAACACCCCAAACAATAAGGTATCCTTTCACTGTTCTATCTTCGGTTTGAAGTTTTAAATCTACTTCAACCAAATCTCCTGCTTCGTCAACATATGCCCTTGTAGAAATTAAAGGCGATGATGTTAGTTTAAGTTCTTTAATTTTCTGGTGCATCTTCTGTTGTTTTTACTTGTTCTGTTTGTGGCTTGTAGTATTCATCAAACGTAGGATCTTGAATTGTATCACGACCTAATTCGATTAGCCACATGTTTTTAGTTATCAAACCATTTGCATACTCAATGGATAAAGCATTGTTTAATGCCATACGTGCATCAGCTTTATCTTTAGCTTCCTCCTGTATAACATCAATATCAGTAAAATCTACTTTCATTGAAATACCAGATTCAGGATCTATAATACCCTTGCTGTTTTGCTGTATGCGGCTTTCTGCTTCTGGAATTACAGTATCACGGTAAAAAGCTTTCTTAGCTTGCTTCTTGTTATCAAAAGTAACATCTTTGCCTCTTGCCATTAACTCGGGCGGGTATCCGTAAGCGTCACATAAACGGTTTATATCATCTTCAATTTCTTCAAATAGCAATAGGTCTTTAGTAGCAAAACCCATTTGTTGCCATTTTAAAGCCGCGTCAGTAATAATAACTTGTTTAGGCTGACCTGTTAATCCATATTGCCTAAAGTCAGCTTGTACAGCGTCTTTTTCTCCGCTTGGCAACGGGATAAAACCAGCCTGATCTTTTTGATCGTTAGTGAGTATACCTATTGCTCCGCGCTTTGTGATTAAAGTGTTTCTACTTTTGTATGCAGCATGAATATTTGATATAGGGTATTCTAGTCCTACCATCCTGCTATCTGGTATAGTTAGGTTTGTGTCGCATTCTGTCCCTATTCCATCATCAAACACGAAATAGATGTTATCCATATCCAAAGGCTGCGATTCACCTTCCCATGATATAGTTATTTTCTTGTATATTTCTTTAATGTCATTTTGCTTTAGCCATTTACCAGAGAAACTAAAATCATCAATCAAGTAAGGAGGTATATTCCATAAAGCCGAAACCTCAGAAGCCATCCCTATCGGGTGAACTTTTAGCACTGGGCAATAACCGAAAATATCAATGTAATGGTTTTGTTGAGAATAGAACTGAATGCCAGATTGTAAAGCATTAGGCTGTTCTTGAAGTTTCTTTAATTGATCTACATACGCCCCTTTAGCGTAATTGCCTGTAGATTTTTTGATATACTCTATTTTCCCGTTGTTGAATGCTTTTGCCCTTTTAGCTATAATGCTTTTTAACGGAGCGCAAACGTTAAAGGCGTATAGGTATTGTTTTTCATTATTCAGATTAAAAAAAACAGTATCGCCAAATCCGTTTAATGGGATAAATGAGTTTGCATTATTATAAGCATTAATTCCTGCCACTGCATTTGCAGATTCAAGGTTGCCAATATTCCAATTTCCTAATTGCAGTCCAAACTTCATTTATGTAAAGTAACAATATTTTTACTAAGGTAAATAATATTTTATTATATCCTATAAAATTTAGTGTACACACCGTAACGAATGCTGTCCATTAAGTGATCAAAGCCAGATGCGGGGGTATTCGTTGGTTTACCTGTTGCTTTATCAATCTCCCACATATATTTTGATTTCTCCATGTGGATGTTTTTGCTTGATTCAGTATAGAACACGTTGTATTCATTCAGCTTCAATATGCCTGCTTTTATGCTACCTTGTCCTTTCCTTGCCATTAAGGCCATTACTTCAAGCCTGCGTAATTGCGCTATCTGATCTGGATCATGCTCGCAGTAAATATGAGTATCTCGATTAAACCCGTTTACTTGGAATATTTGTTTCATTTGTATTGGGGCAATACCAGCTTCATAACAAAGTTCATGTACAAAAACATTGTTACCTACTACGGCTATTTTAGTTGCTGCCGTTGGATCGTTCGTATATCCAAAATCTAGCCCGCCAAAGAAATCTGCATCTGGAAAATCTTTATCTGGGATCATTTTCCATTTAGGGAATATCAACCCTTGCAAGTTACCAGTTAGTCCCCTGGCATATACGCGCCACAATTCAGGATCTTTAATGCTTTCAGTTTGCCTGTGTTCTTGCTCTGTTAAAAAAGGGTTATGCCTATGATCTGAAATAATTAACTCAACTGACTTCCCAAAATCATTAGATTCTGGCGTGGTGTCTATTAACTTTTCATGTGCAAAGAAAGGCGCAGATGGATTGTAGTCAATGAATACTTTACGTCTTGTACGTTTAGCTAATTGCCAAAATATCGGGTAAGTTATGCCGTTAGCCTCATTTGCAAATAAGTACTGACGCTTACCATTCTTTGCTGATTGCTCAGTCTCGCAGCTAATAAACTCCATTATCCAACCTGATTTAAAATAGAATATACGATCTGATTTATTCCAAGATTTTATATAATTAATTAATCCTGGAGTTGACCCGACAATTCCTTCGGCTGCTCTGTAAGCTCCTTTTTTTAAGTTAGGGATACTTTCACCTACAACAGTAATAACCGGATCTATTGAAGGTGCTTTTTCTGTGATGGCGTACCAGAATAGAAGTTGCATGATTGCATATGTTTTGCCACTGTCTGTGCCACCCTGATTGATTAAAATATCTGCTACTGACTCTTTGTTTGCGTGCCATACTTTAGATACATTAAACATCCTTATTTACCCTCAATTTCTGATTCAGATGAATTTAGTGGGGGAGCGGTGTTATAAACGTTTACTACAGGAATTTGAGTTTCTGGGACTTTCTGTGAATTGTCTTTTTCGAAAACGCCAATTATTTTACCAAGCATTTCAGTTGCTTTGTTCGCCCCAGATGAGTCGAATTTATATTCACCTGACTCCATCCAGCCACCTGATCCATCAGGGATCATAACGGGCTCGGCTTGAACACATCTATCGGATATATTTTTGAATCTTTCAACCACCCATTCACGACTAATAGCAGATTTTTCAGATGCTTCCGCTCTTAACGCCTCTAAGCGCCCATGTACATCTTCTCTTTGAAGTATTTGCCATCCTTGTTGCTTTGCCGTATCAATAGAGAACCCAGCGTAAATAGCTGATTCTTTGGCATTTAACGTCTCAAAGTATTTATCCGCGAATCTTTTATGATTTTCCTGCATGGTAAAGATTAGTAAAGTATCAAAACTACAATTTTAAATCCAAATTAACTTCTTTTCTGCTTTATCGAATACATCACTCCTTTTTATGTCTTTAAACTCCCCTGTATCGATATTTTTAAAAGTATCTATAGCGTTCATTGCTTGCCATTGTTTCTGATCTGGGTTGTTTGATGTTCCAGTAAGTTTGTACCGACCTTGTTCGCCATTAAAGTAACTCGATAAGTATTCACCATTCGGTTTAATTATGTCGTTCACTATGAGTCGTTATGGTTAGGTGTGAATTTATTATTTCCTTAAAAGATTCCAGTGAACGACAAATATAGTAATGATGGCCTATGTTATCAAGTATTGACTGAAACTTTTTCTGATCTGCTGATTGTGATCCTGTTGGAGTTTTAAATTCTACGTACAACGTAATTCTGTTTGGCAGCGCAACAATAGTATCTGACACTCCTGGAAGAAAACCTGTATTCTTAATCTTCTTTACTGCATAAGCTATTATTTGATCTACTAATCGTTTTGGCACTTTAAATTGAATCAGGGCGCTCCTGATAGCCATTACAATCTCATTTGGTATCGAGAACATAATTACTCTATTCGGATTGCTTTTTAATCCATATGTATTTGTTAGCCACATCCAGCATTCTTGTTGAATTTGTGATTCGCTTTTTTCCATTTTTCTGTTAATTAATTTGATTTTGTTTATGATTTAGGTAACATTTTTTGTTAAAAGTGGCTTTAATTAGCTTTAAACGCTGTTTGAAAATGTTACCTTTTTTTTTCAAACACTTACAAAAAAAAACAAGATTATTTTTTCACTATAAAAACATTTTAATTTATTTATATACTCTTATATTTTAATATTATAGGTAACAGTATATATTTAAGGTATTTTACTGTATTTAACTTATTGGTTATTAGTTTTTTAAATGTTGTTACCTAAATGTTACCTTTAACAGGTAACAAAAGGTAACAAAGGTAACATTTTAGAATATCGTTGGGGTTATGTCGTCGGTGTGAAATTTACGATACAGTTTAATTCCTTTTTTAGTCTTGTCATTATCAACTCTGTGCACTTTATAAGCCAATTTATTCCTAACCAAAACCTCTTTAATATCAAATTTATTCGGCTTCACGGAAGAGTTGCTAGTGATGTATTCTAATATCTCACCCTGATTATAAACAACCTCTTTAGTGAATCTATCGGTTTGCTCAAGGGCGAAATTGTTAAAAAATATTTCTTCAAAAGGAAGTATGACCTCATTATTCTCTGTATGATCCTTGATGTACTTCACGTCCTCCTTAGTTCTTATCTTCCAATTAAAACCAGAATTGTATAGATTGTAAGCCTCCATTATCATAGAAATCTTATCAAGCGATAATACACGATCATAATCGATGCGCTCAACATTAA